TTTTTGAAAACGAAACAAGAGAAACAAATCTTAAGGTTACCGAAACCTTACAAGGATTTTCGAGGTATTGATTCAAGGCGTATTATTTTTGCGTGTTGTGTTGTGGATAACCAATTGTGCGGTGTCTAAAATGTTTCGGAAAAAATCAGAAACATATTCGGTTTGTTTCACTTAGTCAGAACTGCGTCAAGAACTGAATATAACTAAAGAAAATCCTATTTTGTTTCTATGTTTCTTTATAATTATATTAAGTAGTAAAAAAAAAGGTGTTCCCAAAATATGTATACAGTGTGTTATAAAAAAATATTTATATTAATAGGCCGTTTCGGTTAATTTCCGAAACACGGAAACATTTTTCTTACATCTGATTAGACAGTGAGTCTAACATGACGCTTTAAAAAGATTAATTGTTGAATCTAAACTGAAACATAAAGGCAAGCTAAAATAACGCTTACCTTAAAATTGACTGGAAAATTATTCGGGACTAAAAACTCTTTTAAACTCAAAACCCATTTTAATAATTGTTTCAATTTGTCTTGAGTTAAAAGTCTTGCATTGCAACAGATCACAAAATTGTTGTGCAATGGTGTTTGATGGATAAATTAGAGTGTTTCCGTATACATTCCTATAATAAACTTCCAAAACGTTCATTTTGCCCCCTTTACGGCCTCAATATGGGCCTTTATTTTTGCATAAGCCTTAACAAGGTCATTTTGATTTACGGTTACACCGATGGAACCTTCACCGCCTTGAGGGGATAGGAAAATAGAAATTGCCTTTAACTCTTTTAGATTGAGGATAGCTCTAAGGTTGATGGATACTTCTTGATTTACTTTAATCATTACTTGACCCCCTTAAAGAAAAGTATAACCAGGTCAATAAGGTCCAAAACTATTTTAGCAATAACGTAGATACCTAAGATAAATGGGGTAGCAATGAAGAGAACTAATGCAATTAATGGGATAAGAGTGAAAAAATCCATTATGTAACTCCTTATGTTAAAATGATTCTTTGTATCATTATAACACTAGGAGTTAAATTGTATACTTAAGCTTTCCTTAAGATGATCGACCGCTATCGACTCACTAAGCAAAGGAAATATTCCTGATATCAATCGATCACTTCACCATATTAATAGACAAAAAAGAGCTGTTGGTGTGACGTGAATAATAATAGAGGGGGTACCCCCAATAAAATTTATTGTTTCATGTATCGTGGGTCACCTCTCACTACGAGACCTAAAATCTCAAATAGTATAACGCTCAACAGCATTATTCCTCGGGACAAAGGAGTAGCGCGCATGTATCTTGCATCAACCCGGCCCAAGAGATAACATGCTAAACGGAGCGAGAGTGAAACAAAGGAGTGAAACAAAGTGATATGCGCTTGATGAATATTAAGATTCAAGATCTTCCTGATCTAACAGGGATATTGACTAGGTACGATCCAAAGGTCGGTAAAGCTGTTTGCCTCCTAGTGAGTGAGGGGTTTACCCTTAAGGAAGTAGTGCAGAGGTTGCCGATAAAGTCAGTGACTAATATATATTCATGGCGTTCCAATCATGGGGACTTCAGAGAAGCTTTCGAGGCCGCGAAAAAAGATGCAGCAGATACATTTGCAGACAGAATCCTTGAAGTTGCATCATGTGATAGTATCGGAAAAGAAGATGTTCCGGGGGAGAGACTTAAGGTTGAATCATACAAATGGCTTGCAGAGAAAGCGAATCCTCAGAAATATTCCCCTAAGAGTGTAATAAGTGCCGACGAAGATCATCCTTTGCAGATTCTTATAGACACGGGAATAAGCAGGCTTGAATCAGGGACTACGGATACAACAGAGGTTGACTCTCATGATGGTCAGGTTGTTGCTGATAAAGAAGGGAAACCCGATATTGAGGTTAGTTGTGATGGAGACGGTGCCGGACGAAGAGATTCCTGAGTATATTAATTTATGGGACGGCCCCCGTACAGAGTCGAAGGACTCATTGATCGGATACTACTTATACAAGGTAAGTGATCATGGTCTTATTTATAAAGAGGAGGAGTAGGTGGGTGACTCCGTATGGGAGGCTTGCATACTATTGTTGCCTCTTAGGCTTGCACTTGATGTATAGAGTGAGGACTGGTTCGAAGAATATCCCTTATATTAAAAGGTGTGAGTGTGGAAAGCGAAGAGAGTTTAGCTAACCTTAATGTTGACTCCAGCAAAATCAAGAGAATATCGACTGGGTATGCTCCTAGACCTTTGCAGAGGATCATACATCAGAACATGAAGCGATTCAATGTGCTAGTGTTGCATAGGCGCTTTGGTAAGACGGTGCTATCAATAAACGAGACAATCGATCGGGCATTACGCTGCCCCTTAAAATCCCCACAATATGCTTATGTTGCCCCTACTTATGGCCAGGCCAAGAGGATTGCATGGGAATACTTGAAGGAATATACGAAGGACATACCAGGGGCCAAACCTAATGAAGCGGAGCTTCGGGTAGATATTCCTAGACCACACATGAAGGATAAAATAAGATTTATGCTTCTAGGGAGTGAGAACCCGGACACATTGAGGGGGATATATCTCGATGGCGTTGTACTCGACGAGTTCGCAGTATGTGACCCTACCATTTGGGGACAAGTTGTGCGTCCTGCACTTGCAGACCGTATCGGTTGGGCGATATTTTTGGGGACTCCAAAAGGGCAAAATCATTTTTTTGATCTATATAATAAAGCGAGGAAAAATCCTGACTGGTATGTCTGCACGTATCGAGCTAGTGAGACGAAGGTTCTTTCCACATATGAACTTCGAGCTGCGAAAGATGAGATGAGTGAGGAGGAATACCTTCAGGAGTTTGAGTGCAGCTTCACTGCTGCTAACACAGGTGCATACTATCAGAAGCAGATGCTTATCGCTGAGGCAGAGAATAGAGTCACTAGTGTTCCTTATGATAGCTCTTGCTTTGTAGACACTTACTGGGACTTAGGCATTGGGGATACGACTGCTATTTGGTTCTTGCAGGTTGTTGGTCATGAGTATCACTTGATAGATTACTTGGAAATGTCGGGCAAGGGTCTTGATTATTTTGTGTCGGAGATAAATAAGAAACCGTATACGTATCGGGAGCATACTTTGCCTCATGATGCGAGGGCAAGAGAGTTAGGGACGGGTAAGAGTAGGGAAGAGACTCTTAGGACGTTAGGTATGACTCGCCTTTATATTTTGCCTAGGTGGCAGGTTGCCGATGGGATCAATGCTGTGAGAACGATCTTGAGTAAGTGTTGGTGGGACAAGGATAAATGTGAAAGAGGTCTCTTGGCGCTTCATGCGTATGAGAGAAAATGGGATGCGAAGAATCAGATATTTCAGGAGAAGCCTAAGCATAACTGGGCATCTAATGGTGCCGATGCGTTCAGGTATTTAGCAATGGGTGTACGACCTGAGTCACAGCGAGTACAATCGGAAGTTCTTCGGGAGTACAGAGATTCATATCAAGAGTACGATGTATTTAGTTTGTAGGAGGATATTATGGGAGTATGGACAGCGGCAGCGGCAGGTATGCAGGCGCTAATGGGTGGGGCGGCATATGTCGGGAGAGATTTTTTAGGAAGTATGATTCATGACGTGGGTCATGAAGCGGGGAAGATTATAGGTGTGACTCAGGCGCAACAGCGGTCGAAGGATGAAGCTAGAGAAGCGACGGCCTCATGGGCGCATAGATATAAAGCTTCTGATATAGAAGCGTTTTCTAAATTAGGAAGTCAGTTAACAACAATGACTCAGGCAGAACTAGACGAGGCCAAGCCTAAAGCGACTACGTCTAAAGGTTACGGAGATGCTGGTGCATCAGCGGCTTCTATGGGTGTAGCTGAGAAGAAGAAGATAGAAGGGCTTTACCAGAAGTCGACTGCCCGTATGGGGGAAGTGACGAGGGGAAGGTTGCGTCCTGGTGTGAGGAAGCAGTCCATGTTGACAAGGAAATATTAGATGGCGACAGAGTATATAAGAAAGTATGAAGCATTGAAGAGTGAGAGAACGAACTGGGATAGTCACTGGGAAGAGTGTGCTCAGTTTATAGTTCCTAGGAAAGATGATGTTCACCAGACATTGTCGTCAGGAGCGAAGAAATATTCTAAAGTGTATGAGACAACGGCCATACATTCGAACGAACTCTTAGCTGCGGCCCTTCATGGAATGCTTACGAACCCTGCTACCACTTGGTTTGAACTGTCGACAGGTGATGAGCCGACAGATCAGGATGATGAAGTTAGGCTTTGGTTGCAGAATACAGTCAAGCAGATGCACAACGTATTGAATGCATCTAACTTTCATACGAATATCCATGAGTTGTATTTGGACTTAGGGTGTTTTGGTACGGCCCTTATGCGTATCGAGGAAGATGACGAAGAGGTTGTACGGTTTCAGACACGGCCTATATATGAAGCGTACCTCCGGGAGAATGCCCAGGGGACGATCACCACCATTTATAGAAGTTTCAAGCTAGACGTAATGCAGATAGCAGATGCGTTTGGGACGGATAATTTTGACTCTCAGTTGGATAGTTTTTTAACTAGTAACGATAGTCAGAAGCATGAGATTCTTCACGTAGTAGAACCCGTGGAAGAAGGTGATGAGTACGCCAGTAAAGGCTTTAAGTATAAGAGTCTTTATATATTGAAAGAGAGAAAGATTTATTTAAAGACGGGTGGATTTAAGGAGTTTCCTTATGTGGTGCCTAGGTGGACGAAGATAGCAGGTGAAGTCTATGGACGTAGTCCAGGGATGAAGGCCCTAGCTGATATTAAGATGACGAATGTTGTAGCAAAGACTACGATTCGGTCAGCTCAGAAAGTAGTGGACCCACCGATACTCATGCCAGATGACGGGTATATGATGCCGTTCAAGACAGCTCCTGGGAGTATTAACTTCTATAGACCGGGTGCTCAGGAAGTGAAGCCACTGAATACGGGGAGTCGGGTAGACTTCGGTGTTCAGTTTATGGAACATATTAATATTAGGATTAGACAAGCGTTCTTTATAGATCAGTTGCAGCTCAATACAGGGCCCCAGATGACCGCTACGGAAGTGGCGCAGAGGACGGAAGAGAAGCTCAGACTTCTAGGTCCTATCTTAGGTCGTCAGCACTATGAACTTCTTAAGCCTTTGATCAATAGATTGTTTGCGATTATGTTTAGGAAAAAGATGTTTGATGAAACACCTGAGCTATTACAAGATAGAACTCTTCAAGTTCAGTACAGCTCCAAGATTGCTAAGGCCCAGAAGAGTGCCGATGCAGATACTCTTATTAAGGTTATGAATGTTATCGGTCCGATGGTTCAGCTACAACCTGAGATCATGGATAACGTTAACGGTGATCAGGCCTTAAGGTATGTTGCTAAAGCGTATGGTCTCCCTGAACAAATGCTTAGACCGTTTGACGATGTTGTTCAGACTCGTGTAGAACGCCAGGAACAACAACAGCAACAGCAGCAGATGGCGGAAGCGCAGCAGGTAGCCGAGATGGCCAATAAAGCTGCTCCGCTTATGCAACAGGGTGCTTGATGGTCAAGAAGAAAAGTTCTACGAAAAAGTTGGATATTACTGCCGATTACAAAATGATATTCGGATCAGATGCAGGACAGAGAGTTCTCTGGGATATTATGAGAAGTAGCTTTGTCCTGGATACAACATTTTGTATAACGAATGAATATGAGACAATCTTAAGAGAAGGCAGTAGGAACTGCGCTCTTAGGATCATGTCTATTTTAGAGACTGATGAAAAACGATTGATGGATCAGATAAAGGAAGGTTTCGAGTATGACAGAGAGTACGCCGACGAGTTCTGATGAGACTGTTTCTGAAGCTGAGGCCAATTGGAAAGATGCTTTACCTGAAGATGTTAAGTCTGATCCGAGTATGCAGGCCATACAGACAGTGGACAATCTAGCTAAGTCTTATGTTAATGCTCAGAAAATGATCGGGTCTGATAAGATCATTGTTCCTAATAAGTATGCTGAAGATAATGAGTGGCAAGACGTGTTTACTAAGTTGGGGTTACCGGAAAAGGTTGACGACTATGAGTTATCCTTCAAAGAAGATGGCGATGTTGATAAAGAGTTTTTTGGTAATTTTAAGGGAGCTGCGCACGATGCTGGCATACTTCCTAAACAAGCTCAGAAGTTATTTGATTGGTACAATAAAACGAATACCGAAATGGTAGATAAATATACAAACGATAGAAAGATGAATGAGCAAAAGTCCGTTGATGGTCTAAAGGCCGAATGGGGATCTGCTTATGATTCTAAAATGAAGGCAGCGAAAGAAGCAGTTCTTCATTATGGTGATGATAACCTCAAGGCGTTTTTGGATGAGACAGGATTAGGGAATAATCCAAGCTTGATAAAAACGTTCAGTAAAATGGGGGTAGGTTTAACAGAAGATTCTTTTACAGATGGTGGACAGGCCAAATTAGGTTTCTCTCCCCAAGATGCGCAGTTACAAATTAACTCTATTATGTCTGACAAAAATCACCCTTATCATGACAAACATAATCCGAATCATGGAAATGCCGTTGCTGAGATGCAGAAATTGTATCAGCATATAGGTTGACGCTAGTCCATCTCCCCATTATTATAGAAAATAGACACGAGACAATCTGAAAAGACCTCATCTTTTGAGTGTCTAATTCGAATCCTGTAATTTCGGGGCAATTCACACATAATTAAAATTTAAGATTAACGTATAGTAATGGAGATAGTTATGAGTTCTGAAATTACTACAGCGTTTGTAAAACAATTTAGTGCAAACGTTTTTCATCTTTCTCAGCAAAAAGGATCAAGACTTGCTTCACTCGTCAGAAATGAGAGTCAAAGAGGAAAGTCTGCTTTTTATGATAGAATTGGAGCAGTCACTGCCGTCAAGAGAACTTCTCGACATGCCGACACTCCCCAAATTGATACCCCACATAGCAGACGTAGAGTCACACTTGTGGATTATGAATGGGCCGATTTAATAGACGATGCTGATAAGCTGAGAATGCTTATCGATCCAGCTTCAGATTATGCTCAATCAGCAGTTTTTGCTTTAGGCAGATCTAAAGATGACGTCATTATTGAAAATGCTCTTGGTAATGCTTATGGTGGAGAAGAAGGCGCTTCTACCGTTACTCTAGCGAGTGCGAATAAAGTTGTAGCTTTCGATGGTACTTCTACTACAGGTAACAACCTAAACCTTCAGACTCTTAGAAAAATTAAGCAAAGATTTGATGCCAATGATGTTGATGAATCTATTCCTAGATACATCGCTATTGGATCTTCTCAGCTTAATAGCCTTCTTGGAGAGACTGCCATTACAAGTTCTGATTACAACAGTGTAAAAGCTCTTGTTCAAGGTGAGATCGATACTTTCCTTGGTTTCAGGTTTGTTAGGACTGAGAGGCTTGATACATTAGCTGCGACTCCGGCTTACAATAATGCTGACGGTACTCACGGATCTGGATCACAAACTCTTGCCACTGGTGCAAGACGATGTATCGCCTGGGCGCAAGATGGTCTCCTCTTAGCTACAGCTAAAGATGTTACTGGTAAAATCTCTGAGAGAGCTGATAAGTCATACAGCACACAAGTTTATGCTTGTATGGGTATCGGGGCTACCAGGATGGAAGAAAATAAAGTTGTAGAAGTTCTTTGTAAAGAATAATAGGGGGAAATAATGGCTGATAAATACGGTGTAAATTACACCAAACAATTTGTAAATATTCCTTCGGAGAAGATTCCCAAGGGTGAACAGTATGGAAGAATCCATGTTGCGTATGATGAGTTCGATCATACAGCAGCGATTGCGACATCCGATAATATATCTATGATGAAGCTACCTGCTGGGTCTAGGGTCATTGACGCTAAGATCACGTTTACTGCTTTATCAAACAGTGGGGTTCTTTTAATAGGGACCTCCGCTGATCCGAATGCTTATCTTGATGCTGTTGCAGTAAACGCTGCCGGAGCTAATCAGATGGACGCAGAGGCAGGCGCTTTGGTTCAGAACTCTGCTGAAACGCAGGTACTGATCACGGCTTCTACTGCCACGAGTGCGACTTCTGGAACAATTAGATTAGCAATTTTTTATGTAGTTGATTAATTTTTAAGGGGCTTAGGCCCCTTTCTTTTTAAGGGTGTGCTATGTCTTTAACGACTACTGAAACGTCTATATGCAATAGTGCGCTTATTAAAATAGGTGCAGATAGAATTAACTCTATGACAGAGACTAATAGACGTGCTCAGCTTTGTAATGAACAGTATAGTAAAGTTAGAGATGAGGTTCTTAGAAGCCATCCTTGGAACTTTGCTATTACTCGTGCTGAGTTCTCTCAGCTCACAACAACTCCTTCGTTTGGCTATAATTATGAGTATGCTATTCCTTCCGATTGCTTAAGGATATTATCTTTGCATGATAATACTATAGAGTGGAAGCAAGAGGGGAATAAGATTCTCAGTGATAGTGCAACAATAAAAGCTAGATATCTTAAAAGGATCACAGCTCCTGCTGAGTTCGATAGTATTTTTATTGAAGGGTTAGCATTAAGGTTAGCAGTAGACCTTGCTTATAGTTTAGTCCAGTCATCTACTTTATCCCAGAATCTTCTAGGCGAGTATAGTAGACACCTGGCACTAGCTAGAAGCATTGATGCTCAAGAAGGAACTCCCCCAGATTTAATTGACGACAGTTTCCTTGAGGCCAGATTATGAAATATAGGTACGTACAAAATAGCTTTACTAGTGGTGAGCTTCATCCAAGACTTGATGGAAGAACTGACCTGGAAGAGTATGCTAGAGGCGTCAGTACCTTAGAGAATTTTATTACGTTTAGACAAGGCGGTGTTTCGAGGAGAATGGGTTCTCGCTATATTGCCGATCTTTCTCCCGTAGCGGATACCAGCTATGTTGGGCTTGTCCCTTTTATCTTCAGTAAAAAAGAATCTTATAATATCACTATAGAAGCAAGGACAGTGGACCCCACAATACCAGGGGATACGTTACGTTTTAAGATTTATAGTTCTTTAGGTGCATTAGTTAATATAACAACAACTTTAGATGACCCTGGTGCGTACGCCACGCATAAGGATATCACTATCGCTGGAAACAGTTCCTCTTCTATGACTTCTTTGGGAACAGGGCTAGAGAACTTAACAACTGAAATTAATAATTTTGTTTATGTCCAAAGTGCTGACACTCTTTTTATTACCCATAATACGGGAAGAATGAAGCCGTTAGTAATCGCTAGAATAGCATTAGATAAGTTTTATATTTCTAATATAGAAGATTATTTCTGGACTACCGGACCTAAGAAAACAATGTTCACTCCTTATCTAAATGCAAATACAGATAGTGGTAAACATATTACGGTCGGTAGTGGGTCAGGCGCTAATATTGCTTTGTCGATGAGAACAGCATCAGGAGGCAGCGTTCATGTACCTTTCTTTTCTGCTGATGTTATTAACGGGCATCACGGTGCTTATTTTATTATAACAAATGGTAGTTCGCCTGACGAATGTTTTAAGATTAATTGGAATGGTATCCCAGGAGCATTCACAGGAAATTTTTCTTCTAACCAAATGGCATCGACTGCTCATGGATTAAATACAGGTGATGTTGTTAGGGCATCGGGGACACTTCCGGTAGCTCCGAATCCTCTAGTTGCTGATACGGATTACTATGTTATACGAATAGATGCAGACAATATAAAACTT